CGTAGTTTGGTTGTTGCCAAATCCAATAGTTTCCATCAAACCCCCTTTTCTCAACCGGCTCTTGTACATGAGTTTCTTCATACCATTGTAGAAGTTGTCCATCAACAACTGTATAACCAGATGAAATGAAATCACAATCACATTCTTGTGCTGCCATCTTTTCACCTAATAGTTGAGTTTGTTCTGCTCTCCATTTTTCATTTCTTTCTGGATGAACTGTCCAATGGAGTTTGATTGGATTCCAACCATCACCACCTTCACCTTTTAACCATGTCTTATGAAAGAAGTTACCAACCCCATTTGGAGTTGATAGTACAATTGCTTTACCACCAGTCGAAAGTGTTGATTGCGCAGATGCCCAAATTGAATCAATACCTTTGATAAACGCAGCCTCATCAATAATCAACATTGATAGTGCTTCGGAACGACCCGCATCACCACTTGCTGATGTTGCTTTGATTGTTGAACCATTACCTAACCTAAGTGATAGTTTGTTATCTTCTACGGTATCACCTCTTAACCAACTTGGTAGGTTCTCATGCATATACCTAACTTTGGTAACTAAGTTTTTAGCAACCTCTTGCTTAGTTGCAATTACCAAAATGTTTTTATCTTCGTGGAATAACATCATCCATAATGAATAACCTGCGGATAATGTTGAGATACCTAACTGACGGGATTTAAGGATTACATTGAATCGATGTTCATTGAACTCATCCATTACATCTTCTTGAAAAGGATACAAATCAAATAGAATCTTTCCCCTTTTAGGATGTTGGATGTAACAATACTTTTTAAAAAAGTAAACTGGGTTTTGAGCACATTTAACGTACTCTTCTCTAATAAGTTCTTTTATACTCTGCCCCATATACTACTTACCCAATTTCCATAGGAACTGAGTAGATAGTATTGGTTGTAAATTTTCATTGATACCAACTCCCAGTCCGAATGCTTGTTTTTTTCTTGTTCTATAAAGGAGTTGACCACCAACATAATTAAATTGATTTTGTGTACCATTTAAACCGAAACCAATATAAAATTCTCTTGCGTTGATATATTTGGTTTCGGTAATGGTTACAGTTGGGTATATTAAATCGTATTGAATATTTCTTGCCATAATTTTATTCTGAGATACACTATCAGTAATTCGTAGATTTAACGAATCTAAATTTTGTACATCTTCATAAACATATGTTGCGAAATAATCTTCAAGTATAGATAGTGTATCAATCGGTTGTAGCACATTTACTGTATCAACCTCTTTAACTATTCTTGTAACTACTTTTGGAATATACTTTGGAATCTCCTTTGTAATTGTATCATATTTTACTTCGGTTTTTGTAACAATAGTTGGTTCAGTTGGTGTTACTTCACCACTACCACTACACTGTCTCATTAGTAAGATAACAATTATCAATACTAAGATTATTACATTTCTAATATCGCCGAAGTATTTATTCATTTATTTTTTGTGATACAATCCGTACACCTTATTTACTAAGTTTGTTTTTGTTAAGTTAGAATCTAACTCAACTTTAAAATCTTTCTTAGCTAATTTAAGTAGCTCATCTTTTTTCATTACTCTTAAAGAACTCTTTGTTGGTTTAGTTGATTTTCTACCCTTTCGTTTAGAACCCCCTGCTGCTTCTGCAACATCAACAATTTGTTCTTTTAAATCTTTTGCCTCTTTTAAAACGTCTTTGAGTTCTTGTTTTACTCTTTTAACTCTACGTTTGGTTTCTGCTTTAACTTCCTCTACTTTGTCCTCAACAACATCAGGAATTAAATCACCATCTTCATCTTTAATCTTACCTGTCTTTTGTAAGATAACGATTGCTATTGCCAAAACTGTTGCAATCGCCAAAATAACTAAAATTGTGTTCATAATAATACTTGTTTTAAGTTTAACTGTTTAGAATAAATATTAAACTTTTTTTAATAAACGTATTTTTAGATTTGTATCACCTTTTATGATTCTGTGATACTCTAACTTTTTGATACTGATTGTATCACCCTCTTTTAATTCGAATGGTAGTTCATCATCGTATTGAAACTTCCAACCCTTACCTTCTAAGATTGTAACTTCTCTATCTTCTTTATCTCTGTGCCAAACCAATTCTGATGAATCGGTATCTACTGAGAATTCTCTAATGTAAGTGTTGTTTCCTTTACTTACTTCGTTGTATGGATTACCACCACTGTCCACCACCACTTAAACCTAATGATTTTGCGTAACGAGGTAATCTACAACTCCAATATGATGCAGTTGTTTTATCTTTGGTTTGTTCACATTTGTGTCTTGCTTTGAAAGCTGCTTTTGCTTTCGGGTCTTTTAACTTTACTGCTAATTTACCACCACCGCTATCGGCACCGAACTTAATCATTCGAACATTTCCACTCTTTGGGTCTTTCACATATACTTTGAACTTACCACCACCACTATTGTTTCTCATTGGTTTTGATAGTTCAACTTTCTTACCCTGATATTCTGCTTCTACTAACATTGGAAAATCTAAAAGTACATCGTTACCTTCGTATACACCAACCTTACCAATATCAGAACTTAGGAACATATCTAAATCTTCTGAAACTGCTTCTAATTTTAATGCTCTTAAATCGTTGTAGTACTCAAAGAATTTTGTAGAACCATATCTGTATGGGTTTTTATGTAATGCGATTTTATTATCCACATTGTACATTATACCTTCGTTGATTTTCATAATATGATTCCTTAGTTAATATATGATGTTAATTCGAATTTACCACTATCCATTCCATATAATGAAATGTTTAATGCTTTTCTTTGTGGTTTGCCATTCTTTGTTAATCCAACTGAGAATGAATGTGTTTTACCAACACCTGGTCTTAAACGATTGTGTTTACCACCCATTGCGATTTGAGTTTGCCAATCATCTTCATCAATCTCAAACCCCTTTTTCTCAGCGTACTTTCTTGCAGCATCTGCCGCATCGGATGCAGATTTATAATAATCTTCATTTATTGATTCTGAGAATTGTTTGATTATTTTCTTTTGAACTGGATTTCCTGGTTTACCCGCTAATGCTGATACAATTGCCATTCTTTCTGGAAGTTTACCCTTTTCAACAAATTTAAGAAGTTTAGTAATATTCAATCCATGTTTAGAAACGAAATCCTCAACTGCTTCGGGTCTTGTACCTGTGTAGTATGCAATCTTTTTGATTTGTGGTTCAATACCTTCATTTACTGATTCATCAACACCTTTGATTTTTTTATTAACCATCATTGTGATATAACCATCTTTTTTCAAATCCTTTTCAAACTTCACTGCCATATCTTTATCTCTATATGCAGCTTGTGATGGTTTATCACCTTTTTTCTTAGCGTAGAAAATAACATATGCTTCGTTTACATTATCTTGGTGTAGAACCTTAACATCCTTTACATCACTTGTGATTTTTCCTTTAGGAGTATTGATGGTTACTTTGTTTCCTTTAACCGAAACTACCATACCAGTTTTGTTTTTTGATTTAAAGTGAACAAAATCACCAATCTCAAAATCACTAACACTTGCTTCGTTTACTGATTCGTTTGTGAATGGTATATCTCTCACATATTTTTTCCAGTCATTGTATTCAGGCGCCATTCCGACGGGTTGTATGTATTTTACTAACTCTCTCTGGTCTCTTAGTTCATAGATTGGTGTAGCGAATTTTGATTTCAAATCAACGTAAAAGTGTTCATCATAGTAATCAATAACATATGCACCCTTCTTACCTTTAAGGTAACCATCTTTATTATGAAGTAAAACACCAGTAGCACCAGTTGGATTTGATTGTGATTCAATATATTTTACAGGTGCATCTTTGATTAGCTGATAGTACTTGTGCCCTCTACGTGGTTCAACCATACCTTCACTTACTGATTCTTTCTTTTTGGTTCTCCAACCACCACCAGCATCTTTGTATTGTTTTGCTGCCCAAGCATTTGCATATGCTGATGGGTATACATCAAACTTCTTCTTTGCTTGTGATTTGTAGTAAGACCATTTAGATGGGTCGGTTGGAACATTCTCTTCAGTAAGTTTCATTACTCTCTCTTCCAATCCCTTTTCTTTTACTACTTTCTCAATCGTATCAACGTGTCCTTGTATGTAATCATGTTCTTTTTCTAATCCCATCATCTCAGCCATCTTCATAATGTTCTTAGCGATGTTCTTAGCAACCATTACATAATCTCTTTCTGGCTTGTAACCATCTCTCTGAATGTGTTCTTCTACAAAGAAAAGTGCATCTTGTAATCTTGCACTTCTTTCGGCCATGTCCATATCAACACCTTTGGATTCTATATCTTTGTATAGATTAGATGCACCAGGACAAACGTGGAAATATTTTGTTTGATAATTTCCTACTGAAATTTCTTGTGGGTCATTTTCATCTTCACCCATTTGACTCATATCTTCATACTCATGTGAGTGAGTTACCTCTTTTAAGAATTCAGATACAAAATCTGAATAGAATGCTTCTTTTAATGAATCTAATTTATTGTTCTTTGTGTATGCTACAAACGCATCGATAATTTCATACCCATGCCATTTGGCAGCTTTTGCGATATCAATACCTTTATCTTCAATCACAGTTTCCATATCAGTACCAACATACTTAGAAGATTTTGCTTTTGGAAAGAATTTATCTAATTGCCTTGCTTCGCTGTGAAAGTTAGCTTCTGTTAGTGCACCTCTAAGAATCAACATAACTGCGTGTTGATATTCTGCTGAGTTCTTATCCGTACCCTTCAGATACGAATCCAAAAATGCTTTTACTTTTTTATTTAATTTTGGATTAGCCATATTACTACCTTACTTTAATTTTTTAGAAATAGAATATAAATCTAATTTAAATCCGTATCCCGCACCTTGATATCCATAATCAACATCAATTGGTAGTTTCAATTTATTCTCAATTGCTTTTGCAATAATAGCACCAATGGTTTGGTCGTTACCACCTCTGTTAACAATTGCTGTTTGTAATTCATCTAAATCCTTTGATGATTTTGCCATTGCTGTAAAGTGGATATCACCCCTACCCGGTCCAATTTGGAAATCTACCGAATACTTTTGTCCACCTGATTTAATATCAATTTTCATTATTATGCTCCAGTTTTACTGTTTGTTGGTGCTTTACCTTTGTTACGATTCCCACCTTTTTTGGAATCACCAGCTTTCTTTTGTGCTGCTCGTTTTCTTCTTACAAATGTTGCTCTTCCTTTAGGTCCTAATTTGTTGGCTTTCTCTTTCGATAAACAAGCGGCATATGCACCACCTTCTTCACCATCACCACACTTACCTAACTTCTGACCATCCGAACCATATCTATCCCAACCGCCACCACTTGCAGTACCAGTCTTTCCTTTACCGAACCATTTTCTTAAATCTTCGGTCATCATATTCTTTTGAATCAGATGTTCGTACATATCAGATTTTACATACTCTAACGCAAGTGATTCTTCT